GTCCTTGGTATTTCTTTTTTAAAGCGGCTATACCGTTTTCGACTTCACTTCTTTTATAATCCAATTTATGCTTTTCAGCATCAATAACCACCATAGAATGTTTAACAGCTCTGGCTAATTCTTCATCTTTAGCTCCTCGAATAGTCATATCGGTAATAAGGTTCGATATTCTTCCCATCTCATTACCTTTTTGCCCTTTTGTTAAATACTTCATTCCTGGTCTTTCAGGGTATTCTACTTTAGGGTCGAAGTTCTCAAGGTCTGCTAAAGGTGGTCTGGAACTAATCTTTATTCGATTATTGGTTGGTATTACCATTACGGTATCGCCGTCGAAATCTGCTCCAGATAATCTTTCTGCAACTTTGCTATTAATTCCTATAGCATCTATCGGATTCTTACCAATAACTTCAATGCCTTCTTTTTGCTTATTATTGACTTTAAGAATTGGTATTTCAAACCTGCCAGCATGAGGGTATCGAACTAAAGCAACAGTTTCGCCATCCTTATAGTTAGGCGCATACACCTCATTATCTTTCATAGATTTAATGGGTAATATTACCTGATACTTCTGTCTAGGTAAAGCCGCAGCTTGAAGATGAACCGCGTCTGAATCACATTGAAGAGCATACTTTTCTAACAAATTTCTCTTAATGGTTGAATTAGTTAACGATTTTATATCCTCCAACTCAGCTTTTTTATCGGCAATAGTTAATCCCAACTGCTTTTTTGCTAAAGCAACCGGTTGCTTAGATAAAAACTGAGAGGACAGTTTATCAGACCAGGTTGTCCAATCGCCTTCTTCTCTGGTTTTATTAATCAACCCTAATTGTTTTTTACCATTATCATCAATATAATAGTATTGACCTCCTCGTTTTACAGAGTCGGGATTAGTAGGGTCATTAATACCTTCTTTGATTAAAGCTCCAAAAGGATTATGAGGGTCATCACCAATTTCCTTTAAAACTTTCATTTTAGGAACATCCGAAGTTTTATTAGTGTTAAATATAATATCGGTACCTTTTGGAAAATCTTTATCATTTCCATAAATAGCCATACCTTTAAGATAGTGAGTACCATCTACAAGAATACGAACCTGGGCATAATGCGATTCTCCGAGGTCAAGGTCTTTAACTCCACGACGAATCTCTATAACTCCGTCTTTTGGTAGACCGCTTAATTCCGGATGTTCATCATCTCGATATCTTATCATTACTCTTTTAGAATCCAAAGAAGCCGGATAAACAAACTTTGGTTCCAGAGTTATTCCACCATCTCTTGAAATATAATCTTCTATTGGGTTTGGTTTTGGATTTGGTTGTTTAATCTCTTCTAAATGATTATAAATATATGTATGTTCGATATCGGGTTTACAAATTACTTTCCAAGTTGTAAAGTTTCCAGGGTTATTAACCTGCGGCATCCTTCCGCCATAAACTTTATAACCTTCAAGTTTTAACATCTCAACAGCTTTATCAAGTCTTTCATTTGAAATGTTAAGAGAATATTCTACACCTTTTCCGATATCTATAATACCTTTAGAATCTATCTCTTTTCTTAATACAGAAACAACCTCGTTGGTTTTATTAACTCTTTTTTCGGTGTTATCTGATAATAGATTCCTTACGGACGAATCATTAGCATAGCCCATTTTTTCAGCTATTTTATTAAGACTATATCCTTCATCTCTTAATTTCCTAGCTTGCTCTTTTAATTCCGCAGTTCTAGCATCTTTAGCTATTGATTTTTGAACTCTTAATTGAGTTGTCGACATTCCAAGCTCGTCAGCTATTTCTTTTTCGGTTTTTCCTTCTTTATGCATTGTGTCTACTCTGCTCAAGAAATCACCGGTACGCTGATAAGGATTATCGCCAGAACCCCAAGGGTATCTACCTGAATGTCTTTTAGTTCCGTAATGTTTTAAAACATCCATAATTACACTCCTTATTCTTCAGCTTGAATAGCCTTTAGCATTTTATCAAAAGTTATAATCTTATCAATAATCGGAACAATATCCTCGGAAGTTGGTTCCTCAACAAGAACTTCATCGTTCTGGTATATTCTTAATTCCATTCCAATATCGGATGGTTTTATTTTATATTCCAAACAAAAAAGAGCAGCGTATATCTCAAGCTGCTCAAAATGCGCCGGAATAATTCCGCTTTTATAATCGTGAATTCTAAGAAAATTATTTTTAAATGCTATTGTATCAGCCGTTCCAAAACAATTCTCAGAATAATATAATGGTTGCTCTGGAGTCATCTTAAATCCTATTGCATCATTAACATACATATTAAGAGTCTTTTGACTTCTTGGAAGTCGCTGACCTAATATAATACATTGAGCTGCAAAGTTATGAAGAATTGTTCCTCTTTGAGCCGCCATATATCTTGAATACGATTCTACTAATTTTTCATCATCATAATTAATCCAATGATATTTACTCGCCCCTAGGAATGCGTGCTTTCCTTCGAGGTCGAAATGTTTGTTGAAGTTCATAAAGTACTTCCTCCTTATTTTCAGGATAAATAAATCTTGAAAAAGACATACAATCTAGCATATCAACATAATAATCCTGATTTGGTTGATGTATAGCATTCTCAGAACGCTTACATTCCAAAACAGCCCATCTGTCTTTATAAAAGATTGTTAAGTCCGGAAACCCTTGAATATAATTAGGGTCGTTCTTCACAATTACACATCCTGGAAACAAGTCTTTTAATTCTTTAATCAAATTTGCTTGGAAATTATTTTCACGCATACAGAATAGCCTCCAAACAAAAATATAATTAAAATAAAAAGAGGAAGAGTAAGTAAAAGTCGCCAAATTACTCTCTTCCCTCATAAAAGAGGATGTTTTTCTTGCGAAGTAAAAATATAAGTGTTTGTTATATCAGTTTTTATGAATTTTTCACTCGTGGTCAAAAACCCACTTTTTTCTCTATATTATATATAATTTTTTGCACATTTTTTCATTAAAAAGTAAAATAAAAGTGGGCAAGTGGGCAAAAAGTCCCGAAACCCGCATAAATACTAGGTTTTTCGTGGCCAAATCCATTTTTAAAAGTGGGCAGAAAGTGGGCAAATGGCCACTTTTTTGCCAAAAATGACCGTTTTTTACTCAAATTCTGCCTCACTAAATTTTTGAAAAATCGTCAAAATATGCAAAAAGCCCAAAAAAAGTGGGTAAAAGCCCATTTTTAATTTTTAAAAGTGTCCACTTTGTTTTCATATTTTACACTAGGATTAACTTTAGGCCACTCGTTAAATATTCCATAAATAGAATCTAATGCCAGAGCCACAACTTTTTTATAAAAATCAGTTCCATCATTATGAAGAACATAATCAAAATTAAAGTCGTCCAAAGCATGCTCGGATTCATGAGCATTTGCCTCTTTTGATAAACCATTATCATAGTCTTCTCTTATAATTTGAAAACTTGCAACATCAAAACCGTATAATTTAAGATTGATTATTTCATTTGGAAACCTAGTATCCGGAATGATGACATAATCCCATTCATCCTTAAAAATCGTAAGTATTGCTATCATATAGTCGACCCAGAAATCTGGTTTCTTTTTACGAACTACATCCGTACCTACATATTGAAGAAGTTTACGACCTTTATCATCTTTCTCACCGTCCCAACCGAATAAGCTTTTACAAATAAACTTTAATAAGTCAGCATAATGAGTGATAAGAACTTTATAACCGTTATCTTCTAAAATATCAGCCATAACTTCAGCTGTAAAATCTTTACCGTGTTGAGCTTTACCAGATATGGTTATTATTTTCATATTTAGTTCCACCTCCGACATCTATTATATTCAAAGCGTCCTTTACGTAATTTGTTATCATTTTCTGCAAGATTTTGAACATGCGGATTATTTTTCATATCTTTCAAATACTGATTACGTTTCTTCAAATCTTCAAGGTATTCTTTATATCGCTCACAATTATCGTGACATAAATTATGCCGTTCTGAGCATTTATAACAAGGTGAATTCAAACTTGAAATCATAAAAGGTTTACCATTGCTCATCAATACTTTCTCCTCATATAAGGCATATTCTTTTTTCTAGTTAAAATATAATTGTAACTAAAGGATGTTTTACGAATCGGTCTATGTTTAATGTGACGCTTTTCAATAACCAAGTCATCAAAATTAATCATAACTTCATCGAAGAACCATCTACCTATTTCCTGAATCCTCGCTATAAGTTCTTTTATAGCTTTCATTATTTTTTGGAAATGGTATCTTAAAGTTTCGAAGCAATCTTCCATTTTTTCTCTCCTTTAAATTTAAAACAGCAACTAATAATTACAGAACGTTTACAATAAGAATAGCGAACGAGAATCTACCATTATACATTTCATCTAATATATTATGTATCATCTTCTATCGCCCTCCTTATTTTTTTAGTATCAAAGAAACCTTTTTCAAAAGTCCAAACGCAACAGCAATCAAGACAAACCACCTGAGGTTGTCGAGCATGCCAATATATTCCGTGCTTACCAGGCGGAAACTCTCCTTCATCAACGGCAACAAGTGTGTCTTTTTTACCACAATTCGGACAATGCTTAGCTCGCTTCACAAGCTCTTGAGCTTCTTCATAGGTCATACACGGAGCAGAATTTTTAGTCAATGTAAAACATCTCCTTTGTTTCATTATCGAGAGAATCAAAGTATTTGTTTAGTTCTTTCTCTGTCATTATGAGTTCATAGATATATTTCATATCACTCTTCCTCCACATTAAACTGATATAATATGGCTTCTCCGTTTGCTAAATAAGCTATAATAGCATTTTTAACATACTTTTTACGAATTCCGATATATCCCAAATAAGGTTGAACTGCTGGTTTGTATGTTCGTATCAGCTCCTCACCGCCCATAACAACCTTAAGTCTTTCAAAAGCCTGCTCATAAGATGAGTCTTTTTTCAAAGGTTTATTGAGATTTATTATCATCTTTATCAGCTCCAATAATTTTATTTTTGATAAAGTCATATAGGTTTTGACATAAGGGTTCTCGAGAACATTTATATTTTGACGTATAGCACTTGTCTATATCAGTATATAAGCGTTCAACTTCTATTTCTGCGTATGGGCATTCATCCGGACAAAAATCCGGAGTATTAATATTGATTTTCATTGTTCTTTACTCCTTTCGGTAAATATAATTATTCCACCTTTTTAAATTCATCTAATCCGCTTAATCTTAAGCCTTTTTTAGAATCTTTAAACTTCACAAATACATATCCTAAATCATCAACAATATCAACAATACCAATTTTATTGTTATAATCGCTCATAGTTTCATCATACATTTTTAGGATTTGTATTTTGGTTCCTGAAGGAAAAAGGCACTGACGTCTTGATATAATATATCTATCAAAAGCATCAAAAGTGCCTATTTCTTTCATTACGTTATTAATGGCTTCATAAGCGGTTGGGTCAGAATAACCTTCAGCGTTCTTACGCGGGTTTCTACCATCCGTAATTGACACCGTATTATCCTCCATTAATAGTTCTTTGAAAATCTGTAAAGTTTTTAACAGCCTCATCAATTGAAATAGATGTTAAATTAAACG